TCTTCGGCGCGGCCTTGGCTTCCTTGGCGGCTTTCTTCGCGCCCTTGTTGGCCTTGGGCGCGCCCTTCTTCTGGCTGGCAGCCTTCTTCGAGGCGGCCTTCTCCGGCGCGACCTGCGCGCCCTGTTCCGCAACGGCGGCGGTTTCGGTGGTGTTGGTAGCTTCTGCGTTCTTCATGGTGGTGTTTATCCTTCTGGCGGTTGATCCGCGCATGACGATTCATCACTCCGGTGGCCCCGGAAGGCAAGGGCTTATTTCGGGAATAAAAACATGCCAGTAATGAGCCAGCGGGCGTACTCCCGACAGCGCGGAGTCTCGGCGAGCACCGTCCAGAAGGCAATCGCGTCTGGTCGCATCCACACCTTGCCCAACGGCCAGATCGATTCCGAGATTGCCGACGCCGAGTGGGCGCGCAACACCCAAACCCAAGCGCCACCCGTGGACCGGCGCGGCCAGCCACCGGAAGACGACGCGGAGGTCTTTGGCGCGTCGCAGTATACGAAAGCGCGGGCGGTGCGCGAACACTACCAGGCGCGCCTCGCCAAGATCGATTACGAGGAACGGATCGCGAAGCTCGTCTCGGGTGAAGAGGTCCAGGTCGCCGCCTTCAATAAGTTCCGGCAATTCCGCGACGCGATGATCAACCTCCCCGACCGCCTGGCGGCGATGCTTGCCGCCGAGACCGTAGAGACCACGGTGCATGCGCTCCTCACGATTGAGATCCGGAAGGCCCTGAATGATTTTGCCGACGAATCTAACGGCTGAAGAGATCTACGGTGCAGCCGCCGCGGCTGGCGCGCGGCCGGACCCGCTGCTCACCATTTCGCAGTGGGCCGACCGCTACCGCTGGCTCTCGCAACGTGCGTCCGCTGAGCACGGTCGCTGGCGCACGGAGCGAACGCCCTATTTGCGGGAGATCATGGATTGCCTTTCGCCCATGTCGCTCATCGAGCGTACGGTGTTCATGAAGGGCGCGCAGATCGGCGGTACGGAGTGCGGCAACAACTGGATGGGCTACATCATCCACCAGGCGCCGGGGCCGATGATGGCGGTGCAGCCCACCGTCGAGATGGCCAAGCGCAATTCGAAGCAGCGCATCGATCCGCTGATCGAAGAGTCGGAAGTCCTGCGGAAACTCGTCCGCGATCCGAGGTCGCGCGATTCGGGCAACACGGTTCTGTCGAAGGATTTTCCGGGGGGCGTGCTGGTGATGACCGGCGCGAACAGCGCTGTCGGCCTCCGGTCGATGGCGGCGCGATATCTTTTCCTCGACGAGGTGGACGCTTACCCAGGTGATGTGGAGGGCGAGGGCGACCCGATCACGCTGGCGATGGCGCGCACGCGGACGTTCGCGCGCCGCAAAGTGTTTCTGGTATCGACACCGAAGATCACCGGCATGAGCCGGATCGAGTCGGCGTATGAGGAGAGCGACCAGCGGAAGTACTGGGTGCCGTGTCCCACGTGCCGCGAGTTCCAGATCCTGAAGTTCGCGCAACTGCGGTGGCCAAAGGGCGATCCGCAGAGCGCGGTTTACATCTGCGAGCACTGCGGCCAGGAGATTCGTAACCACCAAAAGCACTCCATGCTGGCGCGCGGCGAGTGGCGGGCCGGCGCGAAAGGCGATGGCAGGACGGCGGGCTTCCATATCTCCAGCCTGTATAGTCCGGTCGGTTGGTTCTCGTGGGGCGACGCCGCCAAGCAGTTCGAGCAGGCGCAGAAAAACCCGGCGTTGCTTCAGGTCTTCGTCAACACCGTGCTGGGCGAGACGTGGACGCTGTTGGGTGAAGCGCCGGAGTGGCAGAAGCTGTATGACCGCCGCGAGTCGTACAAGGTCGGCACCGTGCCACCTGGCGGGCTATTCCTTACGGCCGGCGCGGATGTTCAGAAGGACCGCATCGAGGTCGAGATTACCGCGTGGGGTCGGGCCAAGGAGTCGTGGTCGGTCGATTACCGGGTGCTCGAAGGGGACACTTCGCGACCGCAGGTTTGGGAGAAGCTAACCGCGCTGTTGAGTGAGGCGTTCCCGACCGCGTCCGGGCTGGAGTTGCCCATCCTGCAACTCGCCGTGGATTCCGGCTTCGCCACCATCGAGGTGTACCAGTGGGCGCGGCGGCAGGGCGGGCGTGTGCTGGTGATCAAAGGCGATTCGCGGACGCCCGCTCTCATTGGATCGGCGTCTCCGGTGGAGGTGGGCCCGGCGGGCGCGAAGCTGAAGCGCGGCGTTAGAGTTTGGCCGGTCAATTCCGGCATGGCCAAGGAGGAACTGTACCGTTGGCTTCGGCTCGACCGACCTACCGATGAGGACCTCGCTAAGGGGATTCCCTTTCCTCCAGGGTATTGTCACCTCCCACGCTATAGCGAGGAGTACTTCAAGCAGATCACCGCCGAACAGTTGGTGACGAAGATCGTCAAAGGCTATCGCCGGCACGAATGGCAGAAGATGCGCGAGCGCAATGAGGCGCTCGATTGCCGCGTGTATGCGCGCGCGGCTGCTGGACGGGTCGGTATCGACCGTTTCCAGGAGAAGCACTGGGCGGACCTCGAGCGGCGGGTGGGCGCGCCTCGGGCGCAGGAAGTGAAACAACCGCAGCAACAGCAGCGCACAGATGGCAGGCAGACCGCGCGCAACCGCGTGCGTTTCAGGATGGATCTCTAATGGCATTCACTCAGACCGACCTCGATGCTCTCGACGCCGCGCGCAAACAGGGCGCGAGGCGAGTCCGGTTTCAGGATCGCGAGTTCGAGTTCGATTCCGTCGACGATTACCTCAAGCTCCGGAATCTGATCCTGAATGACGTCGCCCAGCAGTCCGGGCCGCAGCAAGTGCGCCAGGTGCGCATCTACACGACCAACGGTTGGGGCCACTAAATCGCCGTGCCAATTGAAACGTTGATGACGCTCGCGCGCCAAGCCGGGCACGAGCCGATGCCGATCCCGCGCGTCCCACGTACCCGCGCTATGGGGACGTTCCCGTTCGATGCCGCCGGTCGCGGGCGTCGGGGAATGGGATGGAATCCGCCGTCCCTCGGCCTCAACACGCTCCTGTTTTCGCATGGCCTGGAGTTGCAGGCACGCAACCGGGACGCGGTTCGAAACAGCGCGTGGGCGGCGGCGGCCGTCGATTCCTACGTCGCCAATGCCATTGGTCGCGGCATTCGCCTGGTGCCGCACCATCCGGACGATAAGATCCGCGACCTGATCACCAGGAAGTGGAATCGATGGATACGCGAGTGCGACGTCGAGTACGACCCGCGGAATCCTGCATCTGGCCAGACGGATTTCTACGGCCAGCAGATGGTGATCGCGCGCGAAGTCATGGAGGCGGGTGAGTGCTTCGTCCGGTTCCGGCCGCGTTCTGTGAAGGAAGGGCTTACGGTTCCGCTGCAACTCCAGTTGATCGAGGCAGAGCAGTTACCGTTGTGGCGGACGGCTATCGAGCGGATGCCGCCGAACAACTCAGTCCGGTGCGGCATCGAGTTTCAGACCGATGGGCGGCGCGCAGCGTACCACTTCTGGAAGGCACATCCGGGTGAGACGATGTTTTTCCCGATGGACGCTCTCTCGGTAGAGCGGGTGCCCGCCACCGACGTGTTGCACGTCTACAAGCCGATTCGGGCGGGCCAGTTCCGGGGGCAGCCGTGGCTCACATCGGTGATCGCGAAACTCTACGAACTGGAGCAGTACACGGACGCCGAGATCGTCCGCAAGAAGCTCGCGGCGATGATCACCGGGTTCATCACGCAGGCCAGCCCGGATAATCCGATCATCCCTCCGGACCAATACCAGAACGGGCCGACCCAGACAGAGCCTGGGACGCAGATCAGCAAGCTCGAACCCGGCACGTTCCAGGTTCTGAACTTCGGGGAAGAAGTGCAGTTTGCCGAAGCCAAGGACAGCGGCGATTTCAAATCGTTCATCCGGACGTGCCTGCAAGCTTTTTCGAGTGGCGCCGGGCTTGCCGAGTATCAGATCAGCGGTGACCTGTCAGGGATCAACTATTCTTCGATCCGCGCCGGCCTGCTGGAGTTCCGCCGCAAGTGCGAGCAGTATCAACATTCGGTTTTCATCTTCCAGGTCTGCCACCCGGTTTATAAGCGCTGGCTGCGTGAGGCGATGCTGGCGCTTGTGTTCGGCATAGATCTGCTGAAAGCGTACAGCAAAGATCCCGAACCATTCGAGGAAGTGCAGTGGGTAACGCCCGGGTGGCCGTGGGTTGACCCGGAGAAGGACATCAAGGCTTCCAACGACGCCATTCGCAGCGGTCTATCCACCCGTTCCACCGAGGTGGCGGCGCAAGGGCGCGACGCCGGGGCCGTGGATGCGGAGCAGGCAGCGGACAACGAGCGTGCCGACAAGCTTGGGCTGTCCTACGACAGCGATGGCCGGAAGGTCCTGACCGGGCGCAACGCCGGATTGACGGAAGCCGAGATCCAACAGGACGCGAG